GTTCATCCCTTTTAATTCGACTTGTGGAATAGCCACCTTTGATTCTAATGTTTCTCCACTTTCAACGTGGAAAATAACCGTAGCAATGTAATCGATTCCTTCTTTAGTATCGAGTAACTGCGTGAAGCCTAATCCGTGTTTTTTTAGAAGCGGGTTAACTACTTCAAAAATCTTAGGTAAATCTGCGTAAGAATACCCATAGCCTTGCGTCCCTTTGTGAATTACGGGTACTTCTTGTTGGAAGGCTGCCAACGACTTAAATAAATGTTTCATAGCGTATAAATTAAAACGTGCGTTAACCAAGTCGCACCCCTTGTTTTGTTATTAATCAATAAGATTTGCGATACATACCACGTTGCCATTTTTTATTATTCTTAAATAATAATATTCGGTTTCAACTAAATTTGAATAGTTATAAGTTGCGTCGGTTTCAACCTTAAACCCAAATAATTTACAAAGTGTTTCAAATCGATACCATTCAGCGCGATTAAAATTTAATGTTTTCATAGCGTTTTCGTTTTTAATTATACACAAATATAAATACTATTTTTTAATCTGCAATACTTCGATATAATTTATTTGTTAAAAAATGTTAAATTTTTTTTCCTTCTTCGATATTTATTAGCGTGTAGGTCTTTTCGATAGGTGCTATATTTTCGAAGTCCGTTGTTTGTGGCATACGGTTATTGGTTATCCAATTAGGTTTTATGTTGCGTAAATCGAATGCGAAGATTCCGTTAGGAGTTGAGTTTATGTAAATAGGTTTTTCTTCTTGTTCTACATATCGTTGTATCATATCAACGTACTTTATTTTTTCTAGAATTAAATTCGGGTAGTGTTTTCTTCTACATTTTAGTTCTATTCGTGTTTTTGTACTTGGGGAAAAACAATCCCATTTATCATAACGTCCCGTGCTTCGTTCTAAGTCGGGAAAATAGTTTTCTTTCAGGTAATTAAATAATACTGATTCGTTCATAGCGTTTTTATTTTTTCTTTGTAAGTTTCTATTATTTCTTTGAGTTCGTCCCGTGTGTATTTTCTTGTTTCGTGTGCTTTTGCGTGGAGTTCTATTAATTTATCCGCGCCTATTCTTTGTTGGATTCCTATTTGGTAGTTTAATAAGTTTCCGTGTTTATGTTGATTACACGTTACGCACTGGCCGTGAACGTTGTTTTCATCGAATGTAACGGCTTTGTGTCCACCACTACTAAAATAATGCCCTGCGTCAAACTTTGAACCGAGTTTACAACCGCAACTTACGCAAGGTTTATCCTTATCTCGTAGCCTTATGTACTTATTAAACACTACTTGGGCAAGTTTAGTTAGTTCTTGAACGGTTTGTAGTTCGTCTTTAAGTACCTTTTTCTTCTTTTTCCATTGTTTTTCCTTTTCAAGTTCTACCCAAACACGGACACAATCAGTATCAAAGCAAAACTTTTGATTAAATCGAACGGGAGTAAATTCGGCTTTACAGTTCTTGCACTTCATTACTCGTAATTTAAGGCTTTATTAATGGCTTCTAAACGCTTGTTTTCCGTGTTTAAGTCCAAGTTAACTAATTCTAATCGGTAAGCGTTTTGGCGCAACGCTCGGTATTCTTGCTCGAGTTGATTCCAATATACCTTACATTCCTGTAAATGTTCTAGCGTTTCTTCCATTGAATCAATTAAATCCGTTCGGTTAGGGTTCTTCGCTTTTATGTCGTTCAAACTTCCTTGAATCTTTAGGTAAGTGTGAGAAAGTAAAACTTGCGCTCGTAGTGTTGTGAAATCGTCCATTATTTTGATTTAGCGTATTTTTTAATTAATGTGTTCCCGTGTTGTTCTTGCTCAAAGTAAACTAATTTTTCTTTATCGAAAAAGATTTCGTGTTTACCTATTTTTCCGTTTGAACGCGGTTTAATCTTGTTAAAGTACAATTCTGCTTTATAAAACGTTGGGTCGTCTCGGTGTACTGTTATCATACACTTTCCCGAATTAAACCATTCCGAACCGCCTTTTAAGTCGTATGGAACTGGTGCGCTTCGTTTTCCGTTTTCCTTTTCCGTTAGCTTTGGGTGAATAATTGTATGTAAGTGTAAGTCGTTATCTTCTGCGATTTGGTTACGATACGGCAACACGAACTCTAAATACTGAGCGTAACCCCCGTAATCGTTGTAAGGGTGGTTTAAGTCCTTCCAAGAATCTATCGAAGCGGTTTCAAGTCCTTCGTCTTTTTTTAGTTGAACTGCGTAATCCCAAAATTCTATCGGTGTCATTTTCGCCTTAATATCGTCTCGCGTTAGTACCTTAAAATGGTGCGTAATCCAATCTATCGCGCTTACTATTTCATCGTCCGTAATTACATTGTACGCACTTGGGTTAAAACTTTTACCCGTTTTCTTATTGATTAAATCCGCGATTATTTCCACGTTCGAACCAACATCAGGGAAATATACTAAATGTTTCCAACCATAAAAACGGCTCGTATTCATTAAACATTCCATAAGAACTTGAGTTTTACCCGACATCGGAAAACCCGTCCAATCCGTGCAATTTCCTAAACTCATTGAATAGTATTCGTCCATTCCTTCAAATCCTAAGTATTTACCTTTTTCGTGGTAGTTGTTTCTATACCTGAATAAATCGTCAATTACTTCGTGTGCTTTTGTTATCTTAAATCCTTTCATAGTTCGTGTTTTTCTATATACCACCAACGTGGTTCAATTTCGGTGTTTAGGTCTTCGCATTCGGTGTCTTCTTCGCCACTCCAAATAATCTTTAACAACTTGTATTTAATTACTTCATTGTTTTTAGTTTCGGTAACTTGTCCGATAAAATAGCAGTCGCCGTCTTCAACGTCTTTTATTATTTCTCCTATTTTCATCTCCAACAAAAACTATTTTCGATTGTAACTTCTTTAGGTAGCCATTCGGACTTGAATCCACTCCAATTTCGTTCTACACAATTCTTGAGTATAAAATTAGGACTATTTTCGTTTTTATTTACTTCGCGGATAAATCCGTTAAACGCGGTTTCGGTGTTTGTAGCCTTTTTAACCTTGCGAACCTGAATCCAATCTTTAACAAGTTGTTCCTCGAATCCAAAAGAAACCATCGAATCATAAAAATTAAATGTATTATTCTTTTCATTCTTATTATTCTTATCATTCTTGTTTGTTGTTAGTTGTTTGTTAGTTGTTTGTTGATTGTTTGTTAGTTGCTTGTTAGTGTCTTCGGTTTCATCTTGGTAACTATCATATTTACAAATAGTTATAATGGTAAATTTGTTTGTTGATTTTACTTCGATTTCATTTGTGTTTTCCAACTTTTTCAAAAGTGTTCTAAGCGTTTGTAAACTGATTCCCGTATCCGAAGAAATCTTACCTAAAGACGAAATAAATTCACCTCGTTTAACTTCCATACCTTGCCAACTTGCGTCTTTGTGATTCGCTTTTAATAGCAAATAAATAAACAGGTGTACCGCTTCGCTTTTGTTAAACCATTCCCAATCTAAAAACTTTCGGTGTATCTTAATCCAACCGCTCATAATAACATAACTTAAATTTTAATAAATAAAAAACCCTCGCTTTATCCGTAGCCTCTAACCTCTACTTCAAAAACAAGGGCAACAAACCTTTCGACTTTATAATGTTAGAGGAAGCCGTTCACAAATATAACTAATTTATTCTAATTGTGTTTCGAATTTATATTCTTTTCTTTTCATTCGTTCTTGAATAACATATAATTCCCTAATTGAAATACAGTCTTTGACATCGGTTATAAACTCGTTTAAACTCCTTTCTACTGGGTGTTCCGTTAAATAATTAAAGTTCACCCTTAAATGCTCCGTGTCGAGTAGATAGTCCCTGTCTCGAAAACGCTCCCATTGGTTAGCCATCTTATAGGAGTGAATTATAGTAGCGTGGTTCAAGTTCAGCAAATCAGCTATAAATTGATACGTTATCCCTTCATCTCGTAGCTTCTTTGTTATGTAGCACCTCCGATTTACATTCCGTCTTTTTCTACTTTTTTTCTTTAAATCATTCTCTTCAATTAACTGTCTTGCTATGTCTATAATCATATCTCTTTGATTTTAATTATTATTCCTTCCCAAATATCTAACACTAATTTAGCGTGGCTCGGGGAATATGCTTCGACATAGGATTTTTTTATTTTCCTTCTTGACTTCGGGGTTTCCTGATAATAATGGGTTATTTCGAATGTTTTCATATTTTGCTTTTATTACGTTGCAATAGTGATTAAAGTTAAAGTGTCCGTCTTTATGTAGCCAACCTTCGCCAGTAAGCCACCAATTAACTTGGTCGGGTAAATCAACCCCTTTCTCTGTCGTGTTCATCTTTAAAGTTTAAATAGTTATTCCAATCTTTTTCGTCCTCCTCGAGATTTTCTAAGACATTCTGATTAGCGCAGTCCTCCGCTATGTTATTTATCAAATCGACTAACTCATTGTCAGTTAATAGGTATTCAAACTCGATTTCTCCTGCTAACGTCCAAGCAACGTAAGTGCTTATTTCTATATCAAAATCTCCTTCGCCATCAGGAATGATTTCAAAGGTGCATTCCCCGTAGAACTCTTCCGATTCAAATTCGCAAAATGGGTAGGTAGTGTCAGTTTTCATAGCGTAATAAAATAAGCGATTAATAATAGTGAGCCGATTACCGAACCGAAGACCATTAGACCTTCGATTAGTGAGTTCAGCATCATTTGTCCTTCGGCGTCTAAGCCTTCATAGATTCGTTTAAATAGTTTCATTTTTTTCGATGTTAAGTTTTGTTATTAATTCGTCCATAATTAGCCACCGAGTTATGCACCTTTGCGTAGCTTCGTCTCCATAACCGAAAGCATTAATGGATTCTTTTCTCTCATTCCACAATTCTTGCTCGAATGCGTGAATAATTTCAATCATTTGTTCCTTGTTCATAGTTCAATTATTTCATAGGTAAATAAATCATTTTGGTTTGAATTTGCCGCAATTAATTCAGCATATTTTTTGCAATCCTTTAAATCGTATTGCTCAGTTAATGATGTTCAAAGCTCGTTTTCGTCTTTGTCTAAATAAATAATTTTAAAAGTTTTCATAGCGTTTTTTTTTAATTGTTATTAATTATCTATACACAAATATAAATACTATTTCCGATATACCACACTTTTTAACAAAAAAAATCAAAGTTTTTTACAATTATTTTTAAAATCCTAATGTTTACAAGGGTTTCAGAGCATCAAAAATATGTAATTTATATTCATTCTAAATAAGGAATCACATTATAAGTGTATAATCGTGGAGAAATCCACATAAAATCAGGGTAAAAACGTGAAATTTACATTATATTGTAAACCTATGGATTAATAATAGGCGCAATTTTGTAACCCTACGGGTATAAACAGACAGGTTTTTTACTCCTGAATACCCTTTAAGGTATAAAAAAGGACAAAATTTGTCCATAAAAAAAGGGAGTTTCCTCCCTAATTAAAAACGCTATAAGCAAATTTACAACGGAAACTTGAATGAATCCACATTCTTATGTAAGATGTTATCAACTAATTTGCATTCGATTTTCAATATTCGCCCTCCTAATGGTTTTGGTGGTGCGCCACGTTCAACGTGCCAGCCATAAGCCCCTTCGCCATATTCTTCTTTATAAGTACCCGTGAGCATTAAATGAATGTTTTTTTGCTTAACTGAGTATCCTGTCTTAGAATGGACGTTAAGGCATTCCCTTACGTCATTTCTACTGGAGTTCTCGTGGATATGTCCCATTGTGAACACGTCCATATCTTCGTACATTTCTAAAGCTCGTGTCAAGTTTAATGCTCCTTTAGTAACTACTCCGCCACCACCTGAACCGTGATAGTATTTAATTTTGGTGCTTCCTTGAATAGTCCCATAAAAGTTTTGTTTAATGATTATCCAACCACCGTAACCACCGACTTGAACATCACTCTTGCATTTATAGTTTAATAGGTCCACAAACCTTCTAAGTAAGTCGGTTTCCTGGTACTTAATTACCCCTGTTTCGTGGTTTCCATAACCTATAACCTTTATAATGTCCGAGTAAGGAGCAAACCATTCCACCGCCGTTTCCACGATTGAATCTAAATACCTTGTGTTTGAGTGTTCGGGTCTTACGTTTCTCGACCTTCGATTGTCTCCCCGCCCTTCCATTAAGCAGAAAAAATCGCCATTGATAATTACTGGGATTTGGTTTTCATTGCACCAATCAAGATGCTTCTTTAATAAATCTCGGTCGCACTTAGGGTTATCCCAGTGTAAATCGGAAAGCATAGCAACGTGGACTTGTTTACCGTCAAGTTGCAATTCGTGGACATTGCGTCCGTGTTTGATTAAGTTCATAGGCAAGTTTGATTTGTTAAATTTGACCGAAATATCGGAAGAAAAGTTGAACCCTATTAATAAAGGTCGAATTTAGAATGAATCTTATAATGAATCCAAGCACGAAAGCAATCAAAACAACCCACCAATTTGTTCGATATTTCACTGGCTGAACCGCTTTAGCAGTTTTCCATTTCGTCTTTCCTTCTATCCGAAGTGTCTTGATTCTTTCCTTGTATTCGATTCTTGTTTGAAAGCGTGTTTTCGGAACGTAAATATTCTTAAATTCTATTATAGTATCCTTAGTAGTTATGAATTTTTCGTAAACAATTTCGTTATTAATAATGACAGGAAAACTATCTAAGGTAGTTATGCGAATTGTGTCAGTATCTTTAACCACCTTTAGACCGTGTTTAAGAGCCTTTCGGTAGTGGTATTGTGCTTTGCGTTCACTTGAACACGAAAGTAGCGTTAAAACGCTTATAAATAGCATTAAACGTATCATAAATCTTGTAGCATTTTAATCATTCTCGGACAAGGGTAAATATCGGACTTATCCTTGCGGACTGAATTATGAGTGAAAATACCTTTTGAACCTTTAAACGCTTCTAAATCTAAGCCCCAAATTTGCTCACGATAGGTCTTCGGTATGTCGTAGGTTTCGCAGAGATATACTACAAGTTGACGTAAGGATTCGATTTGTGAATCCGTGTATCTATACCAATGTAGGTAGCCCTTATACGGGGCCTCTAAAGTAGTTACATAACTTGGGTTGATTTCGCCCCCTACATAGTTGAAGAATTTTCCTCCCCTTTCCTTTAGCATACCCCAATTACACACCTCAATTCCTACCGAAAGTTTGTTTAAGTTCTTATAGCCTAAGCCCCTGACCGCAAAATCCTGAGAATCTATTCCTAAGTGCCAAGCCCAGTGTTTAGATGAAAAGCATTGTACGATTGTTCCGTTTTCTCCGATTACGAATGCCGTTGCTATCTGCGAATCGTTGCTATTCCAATAACGTGCCACCCCTTCAGCGTTTCCATTACCTGCTGTATGGTGTAAATAGATTTGGGATTTCTCGGAATTTTCCTCAAAAAATTGTCCCTTTGATAATCTCTTTTGGACTATCTTTTGAATGTCAAGGTTTGAACTCATTTAAATCTTCTTTGGTGCGTGTTAGAAATTCCTTGAACGCATTTAATACGTTCTTGCCTGTAATGTCTTCGTAGCTTTCGTTGATGCTTTTTATCTCAACAAAAGTGCAGAAGAAAGTAAATGCTTTGGTGAGTATTAAATCGACTGAAATAAACATTCCTAAGATGTCTGATAGGACGTGTTTTTCTAAGAAAAAAACCGCAACTATTGCCCCTGAATATAACAGTGATTTTGAAATTGTGTTCGATAACCTTCGGGAACGAATCGCCTTCCACCCGCCTAACTTAATACTTCGCCACAATCCGAAAACCATATCTAACCAAATAAAGGTTATAGCTATTAATATCATAGGTACAACGGGAGCAAGAATACTTAAAAACGAAAGCAAAATAAAAGATATATTAGTTTTCATCTCTCTCGTTATATTCGTTTAAAAGTTGAATGGTATTTAGCAACCCAAAGGAAACCGCAAAAAGTTTGACGAAAAAATATGGTGCTTCAAAAATTGCAAATGCTACCCCTATGTAGCTAAGGAGAAAATATAATACCGATAGTCCTTTTAAATGGTCATTCATCCTCGTATATTTGTGTCGCCGAAGGGACTGATTAAACAAATAGAACCCCAACCGATTTCCATTCCAAATCTTACGGCTTGTCCCCACCCTATTTCATTAACACTTGCTTGTCCCCAGTCATTCATTTCTTAACTATTTGAAGTTTCTTAATCAATTTTTGCAACTTAATTATATTGCTTTTCTTTGGCTCGTAGTTCTTTTTTATATTACCCATCCTGTATAATTTGAGTCCGTGTTTGGATAGATGTCCGAGTTCGTGTTCGTGTAATATTCGGGGAAAGTATTTCCCGAAAATGTCATAAACTGAATGAATCTCTCAGTATAATTTTGCGCTAAATATCTTTGTTTTTCAATTAGAAAATCTACCTCGTTTTTTTCTACATTGGTTGCATTCTCACTTGAATGTTTGAAAATTCCCTTATTAGCCATTGTATATGCCATAAAGGGGAGATATTCCACCATTGCCCAGTGTATCAACATAGGCTTTAAATAGGTCTCTACCAAATCTAAGTAAGGATTGATTAGCGTACTTGCGATTATATCCGCTTTGATTTTCTCTAACAATTCAGTGCCTGTATATTGTTGTATATGAATGTCCTGAGCGACTTTAATCCATTGAATAAAGGTATCGGTATCTATATTCCCGTTGAGTGCCGTAAACCGCACCAAATCGTCTCTCGTAATTAGTAATGCTTCCGCCATCTTATTTAGGTAAAAATCCTCGGTTCGGCATATCTATTGGACGTGTCGAAACAAGTGCATTGTTTTTAATTTTATAACCAAATTTCTCTGCCTTTTTGACCGCAATTTGTTTAGCGTTTGGACTATTTACGTCAATCCCGAAGCGAGTATCGAACTGTGCGTAAACTCTTTTGTTCCAGCGATGATGACAATTAGCACCACCTTTGTAGAGCCAAATATCATAAGTTAGATTTCCTCGTGGACCGAAGCCAATTTCTCGCCCTTCAGCGTTTACATAGAACCCATTCACGATTGATTGATTCATTCTTAGAATGTCTTCTTTTCGATAAATCTTTTTAGCCGATTTCATTAGTTTACAAAATGGTCTTGTCTTACCTGATTTCCCGCCGTCTTCGCCTTCGTAAACGTATCTCGTAATAAATTTTATTCCCTCTATTACTTCGTCTTGCTCTGATTTTGAATTAGGAAAAGCGATCCCAGTATTTACTAATTCAACTAAACGTGAGAATAAACTTTTTTCGCCTTTAAGAGCGTTGTTTTCTTCTTCGTCCGTGTCGTAATCTACTGGTGCTTCGTCTATTAATAGCCAATTTTCTTGCGGTTGTTCGCCGAACTCTTGTAACGCTAACGCTATTTGTTCTTCGGTGCTTTGTGCTTTTAATTCCGTTGCATCCGCTCCCGTTTCTTCGGTTACTTGTTCTTCCGTTTGTGCATTTTCTAAGTCCGTAAATTCAAGCGGTTTAAGAGTTCTAAAGAATAATTTTAACGCTACTCCGTTATAAGCTAATACCTTATCAAAGGCTTCAAGTATTTCGTCTTGAAACGGCTTAATAATCATATTGTTGAATAGGATAAACGAGTTTTGTAATTCGTCCGCGTTAGAACTAAACCCGTTAGTTGAAGCAATACCGAAAAGTAAAGGCGAAGTAACGTTATGGCCTAACATTATTTTGCGTAAACATTCGTCCGATAAATACGTGTAATGGTCGGGTGCGTCGTTTAACGGTATATCGTCGACTGTTGTTTTTGATTCTACGTTGGAATTAAAAGCTACGATAACTTTTTGGCCTTTAGAACCCGTTAATTTTCCTAGAACTTTTTGGCTTATTAAGTCTTGTTGTTCTTCCGAAGGAACTCCGTTGTTAAAGTTAACGACTTTTGTTCCTGAAAAGCCGTTTTGAACTTCGTTAATTAGATAATCACTTACTTCTTCTTCAAGAACTGCGTAAGGTATCGCGCCTTGGTAGTCGGGGTAGGCATAGTATTTCATCCCAACCCCATAAGGCTTAACGAATAAGATTTCGATTTTTTCTTTTGAGTGTCCGAATGCAGGAATCCGCATAGGCGGGAACTTGCGTACTTCCTTCCAATTATCCGAATAATAATATCCCGTTACTTCGCCTTTGTCGTTACATTTTTCCGCTCTTAATAGGTTAACGGGTATATGGTAAGCCTTTAGAATTTTATCGTGCTTTTCGTTGTAATGTACTTGGATTGCAAATTGACCAAAAAGTTTTCTATCGAATACCATTTTACGAACGCAATCTTTACTAAACAAAGTCATCATTTGCGCATACTCGTTAGGCTTACGCGAAGCGTCTAAGGCGCTTAAACCTTTTCCGTATATCAAACGCGAAACGTTGTTTATTATCGCGCCGTTTGTCGTTGAATTTGTATACCTATCTATTAAATAATCGAAGTAGTCGTTATTTTCTCCCCAACCTACCCACGCATCGCGCGAGTTTTCCTGAAGTACGGGTTGTTGGTATTCCGCTAATTGTAAAATGTGGACATTATTACTCATACATTATGAAGTCGTTAGTTGTTTGATTCGAGACATATCCACCGTTGTTCACGGAGAAAGTGTCGATAGGTTGATTCGTGCAAAACATTCTCTCTTTTAATAGGGTGTTGTTGCTTCCGTCTTTTAGTTCAACCCAGTAAAAGTGGTTTTCCAAAGTAGGTAATACCGCAGAAAATGAGTGAACATAATCGCCGCTTGTAAATGTTCCTGAAACTATTACAGGCACGTTCGTGTTTTCGTCCGTTAGTTCGCAAGTTACGGGAGTTCCGTATCTCGGTATAAAATCAAATGATTGCGAAGTGTTAGATTCTGAAACTACTATCATATATGTATAACTCTTTTTGTGTTTTTTTGTGCATAAAAAAAGGGGTGTCGCCACCCCCTTAACGCTATGAACGTAAAATTCTTAGTTATTGTCAACCGTTGGGTTATTCAATAAAGCAACTAATCCAGCTTCATCGGAACAATCTAAGAAGTTAGCAGGTACTGGTTCTTGACCTGTGAAAGTCAAAGTGTAACCTGTCATATCTCCAAGTGCAGTTCCGTTGGCAATAGTTCCCGCAGTTACGTCCATTCCTCTGACAAGACCTGCAATAAAGAATTGCCCGTTGTTGTTTTCAACAATAATATTTGGTCTTCCGTAAGAAAGCAACTTGATTTGTTTGTGTGTAATCGCATCTTGTTTTTTTAACTGAATGGACAACACTTGTTCAAAGAAAGTTGTTCCGTTTTCTCGTGAACTCGTAATAGTGGTTTCGAAGGAATTTGTTCCTTTCAATTCGTACTTGTAAATTGTAGAAGCGGGTGTTAAAGCAATAGCAGTAATTTGGTCTTCCTCGCCCGGTGTCGCATCATACGTTACATCTGAAATGGGGTCGTAAAGACCATAGTTCAAAATGTAAATATTACGCAAACCACCTACCGCATCTTTACAAGGTTCTAATCTTCCGTGTGATATATCGCAACTCATTTTTTTATGTTTTTATTCGTTTATAAATAGGGGGCAAAATTAACCGCCCCCGTTAATTAATTGCGATTATCCGTAAATTACGATGTCCTCGATAACTCCGTATTGCGCCCCTGCAGCCATTCGCATAACTACACGAACGTTGTCATCTCCTAAAGTAGCCGAAGTGTCAATTACTCTAACTTCTTGCGTATCGCTTAAAAGTGAACAACCAAAATAAAGGTTAGATACGGTTGTAGCTAACATTGAATCGGCAGGCAATCCGTTAGCCATAAAGATAGGCAATCCGTTGAACGTCAACGCTCCGTTGTTGTACCACATAGTACCTTGAGCATTAACCCCTGAATTTGAAGTAGCCGCTACTGCGAAACCACCCAATGCAGCGACATAAGCCTTAGCTACGTTTTGAGAAACATAAAGTTTTAAGTCAGGTTTTCCGTACAAAGAAGCAGGGATAGCATCGTAAACTAATTGCATTTGGGCAATTACGTTAGTAGCATCAATAGCAACTCCAACGATGTTTTGCGCTACTGGAAGAGCGGGATCGGCTTGAGCAGTTGTAAATAATCCGTCAAATTGACCTGACGTTGCAGAAGAACCTTGCCAAATAGAAACCTCGTTAGCGGCTGCAACTTTCTCAGAAGCATAAGCTATTAAGTAATCAGCAAAAGATTTAGGCAAAGTATCAAAAGACGAATAACCCATTTCGATTGATTGCCAAGTTGAATGAAATTGAGACTTACAAAAAGTTAGGTTTACTTGTAGGTCTTTTACTTCAAGAACTCGCTCGGTTAAATCAACAGTAGAAGTAGGTGTAAAGTCGCAGGTGGCATCTTTTAGAATGTCGTTTGATTCAACCCTTTGAATTACTGATTTAAATTTTACGTTAGGCATAACGGTAACCCCTCCGCCTTCGATTGTTGGTGCGCTCAAAAGAGCCGCAGAAACGTACTTACCAGCCCATTGACCAGCGTACGATGTTGTGATGTTAGTTGTTGTTGGCATTTTATTTTAAAAAATTAATTATACATTTTGTTAAGAACGGAATCCATTATACCTTTAGATGCTTTTTTACCGATTTTAAAATGGTCGGTTTTTGCTTCGTTTTCAGGATTAAAAGCGATAGGTTCAGGGGCTTCTGAAAGTTCGGTCATTGTTTCTTCGACTTCGTCAACTTTAGATAACTTAGCTAATTCGCTTTTTAATAGTTCGTTTTCTTTTTTAAGTTTTTCCATTTCACTAAAGAATGTTTCTTTAACGATGGATTCGATTGTTTTCTTTGGAGTAGATACAGGGGCTTCGGTTGTCATTTCTTCTTCGGCTACTGGTTCGGCAACTTCTTCGGTTACTTCTTCCTCTTTAACTTCTTCTTCTTTTTCTTTGATTTCAGAAATGATTCCTTCTTCAACTATAACTAAGATTCGCCCGTCTTCTAATTCGTATTCGCCTACTGGAACGGCAATTTTTTGTTCGTCTTCAGTTACGACAAAAACTTCTTTTCCTGTTTCAAAAGTTTCGGCTTCGATTTTAGTAACCCCATCGCCCATTAACATTTGCTCTAACTTAATTTCGTTAGAAAGCATAGCTTTGATTTTTTCTAATAGTGTACTATTTTTCATTTTGTTTTTATTTATAATTTATTAGGTAAGTAAAACGCATCGTCAAGTTCTCTTTGTCTATCGACAAAACTTTTAACTAACGGAAACTCATTTGGGTCTAATCCAAGTTCTTTTGCTTTTTGCTTAAAATCCCCCCAATTAGTGTTTGCTTTATCTATTGAATCTAAATAGGTTTTTCTCATTTCTAAACGTAATGCTTTTAATTTATCTAAACCTTTTTTCATTCTTACAGCATCGTCTTCAAGAATTTTAATAGTCGCTAACTCCACTTCGTGCGTACCTAACTCAACTTTGTTGGCTTGGATTTCGTCCGCTTTGTTGATTTTGTCTAAAATGTTTTTCATATCCTTATAACTTATTTAATTTTTGTTTGTTGCATTTTTAGTTACCGCCTGTACCATTATTCGTGCTTGAATGGTTCGTGTTTTGGTTGGTTGTTTGACTTCCTGTCGTTTGGTCGTAAGTGCTTCCTATTCCTTGATTTTGTAAATCGCCAGTACAACATTTTCGGTTGTAAGTTCCGTCTTTGCATAGGCAACCACGCTTACCGCCTCTTGGGCTTGACCGCTTTTCTTCTTTCATCCTTGACCTTTATTTAGTTTAACGTAATTCTTTGAAGTTTTTAGTTTGCTCGTTTTACTTTTGGCGTGTATGTTAGGACGTTTTACCTTTGGTTTGCGAACGTGAACTTTTACGTTAGTTTGTTTAGCCATTCTATAAGCCTAAAAGTTTCTTTAACTCATTGATTACTTCGGTAGCTTCGTTTTCCTCTGCGCTCATTTCGTATTTATCCGCAAAGTAACCTTCGATTGAAAAGCCTTTAACTTTGCCTTCTTTAACGTCGTTCCAAACTTCTTCGTTATTTACTTTCATCGAAATCATCCAAGTTCCTTTTGGTAAGTCGAATCCGTAAAGTTTAGATTTGTCTTTTTGTTTGTCTTCAATTATCCAAGATTCGACAACCGACAACCCTTGAATTTTTTTCTCGTGTTCGTAAGTTGCGTTGTTTTGGTTTGACCGCATCAGGAATAGTTCACTTGCTTTTCTAATCGTGTCAGACGAAAAGTAAATATAATATTCCTCGTTCTTGTTGTTTTTTCGGTAGATTTGTTTGTTTGGGATTAGAGCCGCACCCATTAGGATTCGTTTCTCAGTGTCTATTTCTTTGAGTTCGATTTCGTGTTTTGCCAAGGCTATGAAGTTTTCTTCGATAGCAGGACTTTTAACTAAGCTTACCGCTTCTATTCCGCCTTGTTCGTCTTCGGCTTCGATTATCAATTCTATGATTCTCATAATATATTAATTTAAAAATGGTTAAAGTGTTGCGTTTTCAATTCGATTCCTGTCTAAGGACTGAGCAGTCGTAACGTGTCCGCTCACGACAAATGCCTGTGTGGGTTGTTGTTGAAGTTGGGCTAATTGATTAAGTCCATTGTTTCCAACTACGTTAAAGTTAGGTGCTTGTCCACCACCCGCAGTTAATCCGCCTACGTCTCCACCACCGCCACCACCACCACCTGAAGTGCTTCCGCCACCTTCAAACTTTTGTGAAGCAATTTTCTTTACATTCAGGATTCCCGCCGCTACGGCTATCCCTGCCGCTACCGCCCCTAATGCAGGGCCTACCACTGGGATTCCCGACATCGAAGCATAAGCCGAGTTGGCCGCCTTGTAAGTGTCAATGGTTGCACTTGCTATATCTGCCCCTTTCTTTATATTAAATGCTTTGAGTTGCCCCGCTTTTGATTTGGCATTAAAGGCTAAGGCTAAATCCCCAATGGCTTGAAATTGTTGCTTCGTTGCGTCTAAGTTTTTGTTTAAATTATCTTGTCTTCGCTTCTTGTCTTCATCTGCAAATTTCTTCTTTATGGCATCTACTTCCCTTCCTTTTGCTTCTTCCAACGTCTTTTCGGCTTCAGCATTTCCCTTAGCCATACGTTCCATTTCGGCATATTTTTCCTGCACTAAATAAAGTTCCCTCGCTTGGTCTGATAGTTTTGCTTGATAATTTAATTCCTCCAAGTTTTCAATCTGCATATCAAACTCTAACTTTCGTTTGCGTTCGTCTTCCGCCATTTTCTTTTGAAAGTCTTCCGTTCTTTTCTTGACTTCTGCTTGGTGCTTTTCGTCTATTGCGAGTAAGTCTTGATTTAAAATCAACTTAGCATTCGTTAGGATTTCTTTTTCAGCTTCCGTTAAGTTTGCTTCGGCGTTTAATCTTAAGTCCGAAGTAGCTTTTATGTACTCCTTTTCACTTAGCTTTCCGTTTTCAAATTTCTTGTCGAGTGCGGCTTGTTCCTCCGCCATTTTTTCCTTTAGAAAGTTGTCTTTGTAATCATTGAAGGCATCTTGTCGGAGTGCTTTTTCTTTATCAATTCCGTCTTGCATTAACGCAAGTTTTTGATTCTCTAATTCTTCAGCTAATTTGGATTCGTCTTCGTATTGCTTCTTAATGAAAGCCATTAAATCCTGTTTGGTTTTCTTAGCATTTTCCGCCCCTTTAACGGAATTTTCCGCCTGTAAAATCTCAAGGGCGTTGATAGCCCCAACCGTTTCCTTATAGCTTTCTGCGATAGCCTTGTTTGATTCCTTTAACTTTTTCTTTAGGCTTTTATATCTATCAGAATCCTCCTCCTCTAAAGCGGCTAATAAGCCTAATTCAATGACATACGTTTGGGCTTTTTCTTTTTGTAGTTTTATGAACTCACGACCTGCAGTTATTTGGGCTTTTAATTTCTTAACTTCCAAAGCAAATGTCTCTTTTCCGAATGCTCGCTGAAGGTTGATTTCGTGTTCAAGTCGAGCCTGTTCCGCCTTCGATTCTTTTTGCAGAGCCTTTATCCTTCTATCCGTCTTTTTCTCGTGGGCTTCTGCGGCTGCCTTAGCGTTTTTCTTTTGTCGTGCAGTTTGTTCATCGTCTATAAATCCAAAATATTCAAGGGCTTTAATTGCCGCATAGACAAGTCCTGGGATTACCAAAAACCACGCAATAAAAATCTTTAACCCTTTGCCTAATTTTTCAAATTGATGATAAGCCCACAACACTTTTTCCCCTGCATATTTGAATAATTGAGCAACCTTATCCATATTCGCTATAAGCAACCCGATAGCCACAACAATCGCCCCAATTCCTGTTGAAATTAACGCAGTTCTAAATACCTTCATAGCATTAGATGCCACCCCTGTAGATACCGATACCCCTGTTTGAGCAGCGGCTAAACCGCCCGAAGCAGTTGCTTGAAGCCCTGTCGTTACAACGTTGGCTTTATCGATAGCCGCCCCAGCCATAGTAACGGCATTCTTTTTGAATAACCCCGAAACTACGTCCTTAATTACCGTGTATAATTGCTTGAATGAATCCTTTGCCTCCATTAACCCTTGTAGCCCTTGCGATAGTGCCATAGCACTTTGCACTTTCAGTAAAGTTGCCTGAACGGCTTCCCCCTCAATTCCGACTAATCCTAAGCCACCTTGAACCGCTTGGAATCCGTCTAACACCCCACCTACGGATTTCGTAACTGCGTTAAATTTTGCATCAGGATTAAAGGCGTCTACTAAGTTATTTGTGTCTGATATTTGGTCTTTCAACAAGGACGCCGCCTTAGCCGCCTTTACGGCTTCTGCGGAAGTTTCCCCATAGGCTTGACTAACCTTTTGCAATTCAATTACTGCTTCCTTATATTGCGCCTTTAAGGACCTTGTGTTGTCTTTGATTTCTAAATCAATCGTCCGTTTTTCCGCCATTTTTATTTAGTTTTTTTAAGTATAATTCCCTTAACATTTGCTTGAATGCGGGTTTAATCCTGTCGTGTAGTTTATATTTTCCTTTCGCTATCTCAATGTATTCGTGTTCGCCTACAAACTCGCCTACTTGAAGTAACTGAATTATGGTATTTATGTAACTCATATCTTAACTATTATTATTTGGTCGTCTTGTGTGTCTCCATTCGGAAACAAGTAAGTAACATCGATTGTGGTCGTTGGGTCTGCGCTAAATCTAACGTAGATTTGTTGGCTCGATTCAATCATTACTGGGTCTATAAAGACATCAGTTTGAGTGCTTGAAAACATAGCCTTTAATGCTGTGTTAGGTAGGCTTACTCCGATTAGTCCATCGTCTTCGGCTTCCCCAACTTGTATGATTTTAATTGGTTCGATAGGCATAAAATCATTTAAAAGTTCGAACGTAGTTTCACCCGTTGTCATATTCGTTTTCATCTGATTAATCAAGTACCTTTTATCCCGAATGATTAGCCTGTCGTTTAATTGAAGTCCCGTTAAAAGTGAGACGGGTAAATTCGCCTTAATCGTAGTTAATCGGTTCTTAGCATTGAAGAGATTTGTTAAATAAGGAAAGTAATATGTCGCGAATAAAGATTGATTGATAGCAGTTAGCCAATGCGTTGACGTTTCAGGTGCAAAATTCGTGGAATAATCTACCCCCATAACTTGCAAATCTTGACCGAACATAACGTAGTCATTCGTTGCCGTTGGCGGGTTTGTTCCGTCTGAAAGTTTAAAATCTTGAACTAAATTAACCCCTCCGAATTTATAAAGGATGCAAGGTTTTGGGATATACGGAGCAAAAGCATTATCCAAGGAGTAACCGACTTGCAACCCTGTTGGAATATCGTGGTCGACAAACGGATTAAATAGTAAGTTTTCAAATGGAACTTCTATGGTGTATTCTCCGCCATCGTATGGATATTGGTATTCCGTGTTTCCGTATTCTCTGAGTGCTTGGTCGAAGAATGCTTTGTTCATAAAGGAGTTTGACTGCTGATATTTGAACGCAATTTTCTTGTAAAGTTTTACCCTATCTACTCCGATTTCGGTTTTATCCGTGAACTCGGTTATGTCCACGACCGCCCCCGAAGCGTACCAATCTTGCAAAGGAATAATCTCAAAGGTATTAACCCCTGTCGCAAAACAAGTTAAGTTAAATTCCTTTAAAATCCCCGCAATAAAGTCATTAATCTTCATTAACGGGGCGGAGTTGGCTAAGTCCGTGAACGTGGTTAAGTTGTTTGTGTTCGTGGAATACTGGACAAAATCATTTTGTGGGGTAATTCCAATGAAATAACTTACCCCATACGTTAGTACAAAATCCACGCTTAAAGGAGCCGAAGACCTAATCTGAAAAGTATAAGTGTCATTTAACCCTTGCGTGTTTGTGATAAACCCTAAATTGCCCCCTATCGTAGTGTTGAGACAAGTCCAAGTAGCGAATAGATTTCCGTTCCTGTAAACGTCAATATAATAAGTAATTGCAGGGTTTGAAATTGTATTAACTGCTAAGGAAACCCCGTGCCAATTAACTCCGCCTAAGTAAGTTAAATTAACGCTTGAAGTTGCTATATCAACATAAGGAAGTAAGTTGTAAAGACCATACCCACCACCCCCTATGAATGAACTTAAAGTTATGTCCTGAGCTTCGGAAGTGAATACAAATTGATTTCGATTTTTATACCATAAGTAAGCCTGTGTGAATTTTGGATCCGTTAAAAAAGCTCCCGTGAAATTAACCCCGTAAGTTTGCTCAATGATTTGAAATATTGAAGCCACTCGAACCGCAGGGAATAACTCCGTGTAAACGATTGCGCCTAAGTTATTAGTAATGTCGTTTCCACCGATTGAACCTAACCAATTAGGTATGTTTCCATTAGGGAAGAGTGGTCCGTATTCCCAAATCCTGTTAGAACTAATTAAAGGATAGCATACGTCATAATCAGTCGAAGCGTCCACTACTCGGTTAAATACTTCCGTGAACGTGTAATCGTGGTTTAAGGTCGTATAATCTAAGTTGCTTAATAGGTCCTCTCCAAAAATGTCTTTAAGGGTAGTTATGCTTCCGTAGAATGTTACCGTATATGAGTTGGGTTGTCCGTTTTTTAGTTGCGACTTTTCCATTTGGATTTTACCCCTACGAAAAAACGTCATATCTATTTCAATATAACCATCCAAGCGTTCCTGATAGTTAATTGAACTATTGATAGCGTTTTCGTAGAAGTATTGCCAAACTGCATTGTTTCTCGGACTTGTTGGAATCGTGAATGACTGCGAAAAATCCGTAAAGGTTTTCGATATGTCTTGGACGTTTTGAATCGTGGAAGTTACCTCGATTGATTCGTCATTGAACAAGTCAAGTTGCCTACCTTCTACGAAAATTCTTACTTGCCTTTTCATTAAATTACGTTGTTTATTAGGTCGTTGCTTTGCTCAAATTCAAGGACATAATTAATCATCTTATTGTTTATGTTTTTTTGCTTTTCTACGGATTTCGTCTTTAACTTGACAGGCATATTATTTAGCAAAATTCTTTCGCTTAACATAAGTTGTTGAAGGTTGTTATTAAAGGTTTCATCTACCCACCCAGTATTAACTCGATAGCCGATTGTTCCGTTAGTGTTAAAGGTTTGACGTTGGTTCAATAATTCGTTGTAACTCCAAAAAGGAACGGAGCCTTCTTGCATCAAGTTAAATTCGGTAGTCGTTACTTCTAAGTTTTCGAAACTCGCTTTAAAGAAAAACTCCCTTTGCCAAGCCCCGTACATATTAACAAAATCCACTACTTGAACATCGTACTTGCACTCTTCAATCGGATTAAAAGTTGATGTCCAACTTAAAACCGCCATAGGGGTAAATATCTCAACTATGTTTCCTGTCAAATAATAACTTGGGTAAACCCTGTATAGGTTATAATAGTCATTTGAAGCAATCGTATATGAGTAAGTTAAGCCTGTTTGAAGTTGCGTATATTTGACTTCCCACCCTGTTTCTAACCACGCAACAAAAGTACCACCTCGTTGAAGTTGGTTGCTTATAGGGGTGTTATTAGCATCAGACCAAAAGTAGTAGTTTTGTTCGTCTAAATGTACGGGCATTGCTTGACCGTGAGTAGGGTTAAACCCTTGTGAGTAAAGCCCGAAACCATCAAATCCGTAGTAAGTTGCCGTTGAAAGCGCAACATAAGATTGCGTGAACGGGTCAAGCCAATACGTCTTAACATCAACTAAAATATATTCCGATACCGAAAGCAACCCACTATCGGTTGAATAATTATTCACGAAAGTGTTATGCTCTATATACTCCATTAAGTACGGAGAAATATTATACAATGTTTGAGTGTTGTTACTTGCAGGAATCAATTTCTCTAACGTGTAACTCGGCGATACGGGTGCGGGCGTTCCACTTTGGTAAATGTATAATTCTACCTTGCTCCCTGTTTGAGTAGGTTGGTTGATTTCCACAATATACGGGCTTCTTGCAAAGATTCGGTTAATAGCCATAGTTCTTAAAGTTTTCTTTCATTATTGTGTCGAATAGTTCTTGACCTTCTAAGCCATAGGCTTCTATCATTTCATTTGGTAGTTTGGTAAATGCTTTTTCAAATGGTTTCGTAAAGAATAAAGATGGCTTGATTCCCTTTTGCCAAATTGAACGAATGATGATTCTGCTCGTTGCATCATTGGACAAAAATTGTCCTTTTTCATTTCTAAATTGGATTCGTCTTTTCGCAACCCATTTTCGAATCCCTTCCGTTAAACCGCCTTTTTTCCCTGTGCCTGTTCCGAATCTAAAGTTGCTTAAACTTTTTCCCGAACTTACACCTTTTACTCCTTGGTCTTGGTAGAAACCATATTCCGCCATTTGAAAAAAGAACCGAATCGAGTTAGGCATAACTTTAAAATCAGCCTTTAAGGATTTCATCAGTTCTCCTGAAGCATTTTTTTTGCGTAGATTATTCTTCGCTTCCCGAATGACGTAATCACGGAACTTTTCAAGTGCTTTTCTTTGGTGCGCTTTTTCTAACATCGTGTCATTTCATTTGGAAAATCTACATCAAATGTCATTGCCCAACCTGCTAAGTAGTTTTCAAATCTCTCGGTAAATGGTTCGCAAGTTGGAGTTCCGTTCAAGTGGTATAAGTCATCGAATAAGTTTCCGTGTTTAAGCATTTCGAATGCCCGGTTTAAAACCGCAAGTTGAGTATTCAAAACGTCTATTTCATTATCTGCGGTCTCGAATGAGTCGGGTGCTTCGTCTTTTCTTTGGCTTACGTTGTCCATTGCTAAAAGAGTGACATTCGCAGTCATAACATTGTCGTTGAAAGTAACCTGATTAACCATAACGTGAACCAGTGGGAAAATGGTTTGTTTGCCTAAATCCACATTGAAAATCGACCCTTGCGAAATAGTGTTCACAATTGGATCCGAATTGAAGTGGGTTCTTAGTTCATTTAATAGTGAAAAGTAGCCTGTCATTTGTAGCTTTTTTTAATTTCATTTAATTCGATTTCGTTTTTTTCTGCTTCGAAAGTGAGATAAGTGAGACATTGATATAATCCGTATCGAGTAACTTCGTCATATTTTGTAATGTCTCCCTTAGCAAGTCCGTAGATGCTTGAATACCACCCCCATTTTTTACCAAACTGAGTTCTTTGTGAATAATCGCTTGTTCTTTCTTTGTCAGATTCGTTAATTCCGTCTCCAAATAGTTTAGGGTAGCGTTTAACAACTCGCTTCCTAAAGTCCAAAAAAAAAGCGAAGCCGAAATAGCCACGTCCATAGGAGCATATAGCATTAAGTCGCTAAATTCATTCGAACCTTTGTACTCCAGTATCTCGTATTTTCCGTT